CCGCCTGACTTATCCATCATCTCATCTGTTACGGAACTAAAGTAACGCAACATGGACGCTATGGAGTGTGCCCCATCATAATCGGGCACCCCGGCGTCCATTTCTCTTTGGAACTCGTCCGGTCGAACCATGTCCTTTGCAAGCTCTACCTTGCCGTCCTGTCGTAGATATACGTTGAATGAAAATAGATTGGCTTTCATACCGCTCCCCCAAATTCACACTTGTAGGAAAAAGCATGGGGTGGCGGAAGAGGCTTGGGCGTAATAAGTATCACCTCCGTCATCTCCATGACCCGCTCCTTGCATTCTTCTTCTGTATAATACGGACCCCATTCATCTTCAAAGTGCATACACGGTCCCTGTGGCATCATAAACGAACACACCACAACTATTGCCTTAAACATTTCGTAGTTCCTCTATCGTAAGATTATAACAGTCTGCCCGTACCTCGTACCCATTGTCGGGATCGAAGTCTCCCTTCTTCATAAACTTGGCCTTCTCGAAGTATTCTGTCTTCGGCAAAAATCCTAAAAACCATCCCTTAGAAAAATCCTTCAGCACACGAGTGAACGCATAGATGTCACACTTCTGTCGTGTGTTATAGTTGCTGATGCTGCAGGAGTAATGGGGCAGCGGCACAGCAGATGTTTGTTTGGTTTTTACCTCGACCTTGCGACCATCATCCAGAATGATATCGTAGTCAAAAGAGTTGTCCCATTTACCGCCCATAGCTTTAATGGCGATTTGCTCACCGAGGAAGCCTGCTACGCTTCCCCCGCCCCTTAGTATCGAGTTATGCAGTAGACCCATCTCAGTGGCCTTCCTACGGCCAGCAATCAGCATTCGGTCACTTATCTTCACTTCGATCAACGATCTTCCTCCACTCCTTATAGCAGGGGTGGTTCCGGGGCGGATCACGTTGAATCCACCCCTTCCCCTGCTTCCATACAGGACGTGTTTCCTTCTTAGGCGGCATTGAGATCAACCACCTCGCACACGCCAGCCGTACAGGCCAACTCGCGAGAGCCAGACGTATTGTCTTCTCGCTCGTACTCGGACAACGCCTGCCAGTCAATGTCGATGTATCCGTATGCCTTCTCCCACTCTAGATACTCTTCGCGTTCAATGTCCTGATAGGGTGCCTGTTGATAGGTGTGATCACTGTGCGGCAGGAACGATACGCCCGACGCCACATCAAAGTTCTCGTACACCCACGCGCCCACATCCATCCACTCGTCTTCTTTGACCGTGATGGTCACAGACGGTTTGTGTTCACACCAATTAACAGCGTACGTCTTCCAAAGCTCTAGCTGTTCGATTGCTGTCAGATCGTTGCGTGTAACTGCACCTTCGGGTGACTCCATAGCAAAAGAGAACACAGTCGTATTGTCCGGCTTCATCACGTCCGGCTCGTTGTACACACCTTGTTCTTTAAGGAACTGTGTCAGCGGGTCTTTGTTGTCTCCGCGAACTGTGCGTATGTAATACTTACTGTGTCTAGCGTGAATGCCGCTTGCAGCGTCCACCAGTTGCGATACAGTACCCGACGGTTTTACACAGGTGATGGCAGCCGACTGTGGAATACCAAGGGCTTGTGCCAAGTCCGCGTTTGTGTCTATGGCTACGAACTTTAAAGTCTTTAGCCAAGAAGCGGAGTCTGCATTTTTTGACAACAGATAATGATCCATTATACCAGTCAAGGATACGCCCAACAATCGCTCTTCTTCTGTGTTGGTTTTCCATACTTTCCTCAGATACTTAAAGTCTGTTAGCGTGGACTGCAGCGTGCCCAGAATAGTCGCAAGTCGGACCTTTTCTTCTAGGTCACTGTATGTGTCGTACTCTCGAACAACTACCTCTGACAGGTTGCAAAACTGATAGGGACGCAGGATGATCTCACTACATGGGTTGGTGCCCCACATGTACCCTGTCTCACGGCGTCCGCTACGGGCAACCTGTTTGTCAGCAGCGTCACGATTAAAGATGCCACGCTCTCCAGACTTGGAGTCATACAGAGCCAGCCACTCGCGCATGAACGTACCCATTTCTGGCTTGCCTTTGTAGGCAACAGAGTTGTTAGCCAGCGCACGCTGTCCCTCGTTCTCCCACCACGCACCAGACTTGGCGTGTGCCATTTGATCATCGTTAAGGTTCGACAGGCTAATCAGGGCAGAACGACGTACGCCGCCCACCACAACAACCTCGCCCACCTTGCACATCAAGTCGTGACACTCGATAGGAAACAGGCGACGACCCTGTGCTTTTACAAATAGTTGCACAGCAAAGTTAAACAAATCTTCGAGCGGACCCGGGCCAGAGGCACGTCCACCCATTGTTTTAAGACGGGCACCAGACGGGCGTATGGCAGACAAGTCCCACTTCGGGATGTGGCCTGCGTACAGCAGCGCAATCAGTTCGCGCAGTGCCTTGGCCCATCCGGGCTTGGAGTCGTCTACCTTGATCACAGTGTCTGTCGCCTGCATGTCATCACTGACAACAGGCAGCTTGTCCACATTCTCGCGCTCAACAGAGAAGCCCACCCCTGTGCCACACATTAAAATGTACATAGCCTCGTCAAATGCACGTGTGCTGTCTACGGGTATGTAGCTACAGTTGTATCCACAGATGTTGTCTCGTTCCAAAGCAGGACCGGCTGTCATCATTGCACGCATCGACGGCATGATGTCTTGACTAAGTATCGCCTGACGTAACAAGCCCATGTCTCCGGGAGTGACCTCTTCTATGTCAAATCCGTGCTTCTTCTTGACGTGATCGACCATGAACTGCAGGTAACGCTCTACAGTCTCGTCCCAGTTCTCTCGCCGCTGTTCATCGTCAAGCCAGCGTGCGTAGCGGGACTTGTGGATAAATTGCTGATAGGGTGTGGGCAACATGTTATTCATCTGTAATCTCCTCGATAAGTTTTCCTAAGTACCACTGTGCCTTTTCTAGGTCTTGGACGCCATTCTTGTAGCGGTAACGCCACAGGTACTTGATGATGTTTCCTTGCAGGTAGTACTGATAGCCTTCATCTGTGGCAGCGCGTATGGCATCGATACACTCAACCCCTGCTTGATTGTAGTGCGGCGGACTATTGACCATGTCTACGTTGCCGTACGCCTCTTTCCCAGCCTGTTCTAGTTCTTCTCGCATCCGCATGTATTCTTCGTGTCTCATTGCTTCTTACCAAAGTCTATCTTGACTATGTTAGTGCCGGGAAAGGTTTCAACATTTGCACCATTGCCGGTGGACTCTTCTATGACTTGCTTTTCGTGTTCGAAATTTAATCGGGCAAGACCTGCTGCCATGACCCGATCAAAGTCAGACTCCATCAACTCCACAAGCCCTGACAGAATTACAGTGCCAGCGGAGAAGTACTCGTCGTCCTCGTCCTCTGTTGTCGTGTCGTAGGCAGCCATGTTGATATTGTCGTCACCCGTCTGTCGCAGGACAATATACCACCTGTCTTGCAACAGGCTGGCTTTCTCCAGCATGGACTCCATATCATTTTCTTCCATTTTTGTACCAACTCTCCGGTATGTGTCCTTCGGCCCACTCGAAACCATGTCGATCAGCCCAAGCACCGTACGTGGTCTTTGACCCCTTGTAAATCTTATTGCGTGCGTTCTGGAACAAAAGGCGAATATCCAAGTCCGGATTCTGTTCCTTGACAAGCAGCATCTTTACGCGATCGTTCTTGTCGAACTTGCCTTTAGCCTCTACAAATATATCCGTGGACGGGAAGTAAAAGTCAGGCGTGTATGTGCGGGGCTTGGGCACAAATGTAACCTTGCGCTTCTCGTACTCGAACGTCACATCCTTCTGTCGCAACGATCTGGCTACGTTTAGCTCAAAGTGTGACCTGTATCCCCCCATGCTTTTCATAGTGACATTCCTATCGAGTCCATTCGTTTTTTTAGATAGCCTGCCAGTTTTGGGGATAGTCTTTGTATACTGTCCATTTCTCTTGAGAGGGGCAATATCGGCACACACACATTTGCTCCGTTGTAGGATATACGACTAATGTTCTGCAGTTCTGTTTCTATGTTGCGTACGTCACGCGCCTCTGTTTCTGCAGTAAACAGACCGATGTCGGCGTAGTTATTACGCAGCGTCATGGGCAGACCCCGCTCGTGCTGGCGCAGATACACCACCTTGCGCTCCCCACCGACTTGCATGACAGACTCGACAAAGACGTGATACACATCCTTGTTTAGCTGCATCATATCGATGTCGTAGTCTCGTACAAATATGTAGGGCATCACAGAACCTTTTTCTTCAGGCGACTGTACCACGTCTTCGGCCTGTTCTTGGCGCGGGACGTAACCTTGTCGTGGTATACAGCCTTGGGCCAGCAGTGATGCTTAAAGCCGCACATGCCACACTGCCTCGCCAGAACCTTGTTGCCTGTGCGAACGTCCTGACCGTCCTTACGATACGTCTCGAACTCGTCCTTGAAGTCTATCCGAGGTTTGACACTTGGGTCTGTCAATATCTTGACACGCCGCACAGCGTCCTTGAGATATTCTTTCTTGTCGTCTTGGCACCAGTCAGGCACGTCAACGACAGCTATCTCTCCACTGGACTTGTTGACCACAATCCAGCCACCAAAGGGTAGACCTGTGGCCTCTGCGTACAGGAAGCCCTGCATCAGGTAGCCAAAGGGATCGTCTCGCTTGATAGCCTCGTAGCCGCCTGCGCCAGTGTACTTGTATCTGTAAGCCCACTCGCTTGCCGACTTGATGTCCCAGACCTTTTCTTCGCCAAGTTCGTCACGCAGGATCACATCGAGAGTGCCCCTGATCTTGTGACCAGCTATCTCTAGCTCGACAGCGCGTTGGAAGTCTACGATCTCGACACCGGCTTCGCGCAGCATCATCATCACGACGGCCTCTGTCAGGTCGCCAAACAGGAAACGGAAGATGGCGTTGTATTCCATCTCCTCCCTGTGGCCTTCGCGTTCCAGCAGTTGTTGGCAGAGGGGGCGTCCCAGACCAGACATACGCATACGATAACCGTCGTCGCCACGGTTCATCTGCTTGGTGATGGCTTCTGTGCAGTCTTGGGAAAAATTTTTAATGCTTTCCGGGGAGACTGTTACATCCCCCCGGAGTGCGTTTGTCAGGAAGTCTTGGACTTTAAGTTGTGTGAACATCGACGAAATCCGACGCTAAATCGCTTTCGTCGTTGGTAACAACCATCTTGACTGCTTCGCGATATTGGTTGGTGATGGTCTCATTGTGAGCCTTCACTGTATCCCCAAACATCCGCATCAAGTCCTTGTCCGCATCCTTTATGTCCGTGGTCTTTGCAAAGCTGACCGCCGGAGTCCAGTACGTCACACTGCCCTTTTTATTTTTTTGGGTAGAAAAGTTAGCTATACATTTTTGCATAACCTTCTTCTGCTTGTTCAGTGTGTCGATGAAGTCGGCAACAGGTTTGAAACCCGACCTTTTAAAATAGGAGATGATAGGCTGATCTTTGATCTGAATCCCATTACCATCCGCGTCTACAAAGTCACCTGTTAGTTTGCCGTAGATGACCTGATTGCACACCACAGAGCGTGAATGCAGGTAGGCAGGATCGTCTTTTGACAGAGCGTCCTCTTCATCACGGGTCAACCGACCACACTTGTTGCCCCCCAGACTGTCGGGAAAGTCACCCGAAAGCAACGTCTTCTGTACAGACTTGTTTGAAAAGGAACCAGTCTCCTGATCCCACACGCTGTACTCGTAGGTACGCAACAGAATCTGTATGTCCACAGAGGGAGCATACACCATCTTGCCCTCGTACATCATCTTCCACTCGCCACGGGTCAAGGGCTTTCCGTCCTCGTCCTCTGCATCGTAGTTGATGTTTATTCTAGGCAAACCAACCTGTCGGTTGCCGCCCGTACTTTGTCCAGTAGCTTCCATCAAGGCTTGGTCGTCGCCAGCCTCAAACGCTTGGACGAGTTTATCCACATCGTCAAGTGCCGCTAAGTTTGTCCCTAACATTTTCACCTCGTTGTCTAGGGTTGTAGAAAGATATTACAAACTAACTTCTTCCAAGTCAAGCCAGTTTTTTCCTATTTTAATTTCTATGCCCACTGGCATGTCATAGGTAAGTTTGTATCTGCGAATAGTTTCAAACGGTAAAGACAACATGGCATGTTGCAAAATATTTATGCACGTGTCTTTCTCGTCTGGGTGTACGTCCATGACAATCGAGTCGTGGACTGTGTTACAAATCACACTGCGGAGATTGGCATCTGTAATTGTCCTCTGTAGGGACACCAAAGCCAGAGGGAGTAGGTCTGCAGTGGCAAAGCCCTGCACAGGATAGTTGCATATGGCGGTGCGGTTGGTCGCTGTGCCCCACTCTGTCCACTTGCATCCCGGAAACATGTATTCTCTGCCCGAAGGTAGTCGAACCTTTTTGTATTTGACTGCATGTCGTTGCAATTCCCCGTGCCACATGGTGATGTCTTCGTACTTCTCCTTGAAGGCACGATAGTATCGCTTCTGTGCATCCGTGCCTGTAGTGCCGCCATACAAAGGCTTGAACGTGTGCGCCTTGGCCTGTTGCCGTGTGCAGCCAATCACGTCCGCTGTGTAGCTGTGTACGTCTGTGCCGTCTCGCACGTCAGCGTATGCCTGTTTGTCCCCAGCGAGAAAGCCAGCGACACGAAACTCTAGTTGCGAGTAATCTCCCTCCATGATAAGGCCGCCCTCGAAGCGGCTCTCGACAACCTTGCGTAT